GGGAGCAAAAGACAGGTTATACAATTCAACAGGCTCAGGAAAAAATCGGAATTTCCGATCTAATGTTCCTAGCGTGGAACGCTTTAAGACGTGAGGCAGCGGGTAAGCCCGTTAAACCTTATGAAATTTGGTGCGAAACGGTGGTCGATATTACGGTCGGAGAAACCGAAGTCCCAAAAGTTACAGCCGAGGAAGCCTAAACTACTTAATCGTTGAGCTGTCGATCGCGACAGGAATTCCGATGAGTGAGTGGGTTGACGCGGCGGATATATTGACAGCGCTCGAGATATTGGAGAAACGAAATGGCGGAAAGTAAGGAAGTCGTTCAATACGACAAAGCCGAACTTCGCGCCATTACCGGAGCTTTTAAAGCGATGGACGATGAAGCCGTCGCTCAAGCTAAAGAACAATCGAGTGCGCTCGCTGGCTATTTACAGGGCAAAATCATTTCGGCGGCTGGATCGCTTAGTTCGTCGCCAGTAGCTAGTCGAATCGCTGAGGGCTCTAAAGTAAGTAAGTCGTCTAAGATCGGCGAGCTCGCTTTCGGTTACGTTAGCCAAAAATTTAGCGGCGGCGCGACTACTCGCGATCTATGGGGCGGCTCAGAATTTGGATCAAATAAATTTAAACAGTTCCCAATTTGGTCGGGTACTACTGGTCGAGGTTCGACCGGATATTTCATTTACCCAACTTTAAGAGCTGAGCAAAGCTATCTAATCGCTGAGTGGGAAAAGGCTTTCACTACAATAGTTAAGAGGTTCGACTAATGGCTGACGGATCAAGAACGCTCAAGCTCTCGATTCTCGCGGACGTCGATAATCTTAAAAAGGGTTTAACAGACGCGGGAACAGATACAGAAACTTTTGGCGGTAAGTTAAGCGGTTTCGGTAAAGCTGCCGGAGCTGCGTTCGCCGTAGCTGGGGCGGCGGCGCTTGCCTATGCTGGGGCGTTGCTAGTCGATGGCGTTAAAGCTGCGGTCGAGGACGAAGCCGCTCAGGTCAAACTTGCGACAGCAATTAAAAACGTTACCAGCGCAACGGACGCAACTATTGCGTCGGTCGAGTCATACATAACTCAAACAGCTCTCGCGGTCGGCGTTTCAGACGACGAACTTCGTCCATCTTTTGCGCGTTTAGTCAAGAGTACGGGCGACGTCGAAGCTGCGATGAAACTACAAGGAGTCGCTCTCGACGCTTCAGTCGGATCAGGAAAATCGCTCGAAACGACGTCGAACTTAATTGCTAAAGCTTTCGACGGCAACACCGCGGCACTAGCCAAATTAGATATCGGTTTAACAGCTGCCGAACTTAAGACAATGAGTTTTGACGAAGCGATTGCTGCCGTAACAGCAACTTATGAAGGATCCGCTAATGCTGCGGCTGATACTTTTGCGGGAAAGATTGACCGTTTAAAGATTGCTTTCGATGAGGGTAAAGAAACAGTCGGCGCGTTCGTATTAGACGCCATTACTCCAATGGTTACTTTATTCGTCGATAAAGTAATTCCAACGCTGAGCACACTTGCCACAGATATAGGCGAGGACTTACAGCCAGTTTTCGAATCACTAGGTACATTTTTTAAAGATACGTTTCTGCCGGGCGTGACGGCTCTATGGGATTATCTAAACAAATACTTCGTGCCGATCTTTAAGGCTGGTTTGACTCCAGTATTGGAAGGCGTTAAAACAGTCTTTAAAGCTGTCGGCGATCTGATCGAGGACAACACAGGATTTTTTAAGCTGCTCGGAGTCGGCGTTACCGCGTTCTTACTCGTTGCTAGACCATTTGCCGCGTTTCTAGGTGGAGCGTTTAAAACGGCGTGGTCAGGCGTTGCGCTAATCATTAACGGCGTAAGCAAAGCTATTCAGGGCGTAGTCGCTGGCATTAACGCCGCGATCAAGGTCGTTAACTTACTTATCAAGGGCTATAACATCGTTAACAATTTAAAGCCCGGATCTAAAGATTTACAAGAGATCCCAATGCTGGCAACTGGCGGTTTAGCTAACGCAAATCAGCCTTATATTGTGGGCGAACGAGGTCCGGAATTATTCGTGCCATCTGGTAATGGACGCGTTATTCCAAATAACAAATTAGGCAGCGGTGGCGGAAATATCTATATCAACGTTAGCGGCGCAATCGACCAGGAAGGCACAGCTCGCCGAATCGTTGACGTTTTAAATAATAGTTTTTACCGCGGCACAAATGGCGCTAATGCGCTGGCGTTCTAATGACAGTATTTAACCCAGTCTGGCGCGTAAAGATTCAAGGCGTCGAATACACGACTTACACGCTAGCAAATCTAAGCATTACTAGCGGTCGCACAAACATCTATCAGCAAGCGCAAGCGGGCTATTGTAATTTAGAGCTATTAAACTTAACTCAGGCAATCGTCAACATAAACATAAACGATTCAGTTTCGATCGAGCTAAAAGATTCGACTAACACTTACGTCCCTATTTTTGGCGGAACAGTCGTCGATTTCGGAATTGAAATTGTTACAGCTGGCTCGGTCGGAATAAATCAAGTGTTAAAGATAACCGCACTCGGAGCGCTTAGCCGCTTACCTAAAGCGCTTACAGATGGCACGTTAGCCAAAGCTCATGACGGCGATCAGATTTGGCATATTCTCCAAGATTTACTTTTAAATAACTGGGGCGAAGTTCCGGCAGCTTTACAATGGACAAACTACGATCCGACGGAAACATGGGCAAACGCTCAAAACGTAGGATTAGGCGAGATCGATCGTCCGGGCAATTATGAGCTTTCAGCTCGATCAGCTGATCGCACAGACGTTTATTCGCTGGTTTCAGGGCTTGCGACGTCTGGTCTGGGGTACATTTACGAGGACGGCAGCGGACTTATCAGCTATGCCGATTCGACTCATAGATCGATCTATTTAGCCACAAACGGTTACACAGACTTAACCGCTAATCACGCGCTTTATAACGGGCTTAAGATCGAAACTCGAGCGGGCGACGTTCGTAACGACATAACCTTAAAATACAAGGCTAACGGGTCTAGTGAAGTAAGCGCCGAGGATATTGGCTCGATCGATCTTTACGGTCGTTTAGCTCAGGTCATAAATACGACAATCGACAAAGCGGTGGACGCCCAAGATCAAGCGGATTTTTATTTAACGCTAAGAGCTACGCCTCAAGCGAACTTCACGTCGATCAGTTATCAGCTCACAAATCCAGAGTTAGACGACGCGGATCGCGATTCGCTGATAAAAGTATTTATGGGCTTACCGCTGCGAATTAGTGACTTACCGCCAAATATGGCTGCGGGTACGTTTTTAGGATTCGTCGAGGGCTGGTCGTTTAAGGCTGCCTATAATGAAATCGCTGTAACTCTAAATCTTTCGCCGATTAGTTATTCGCTTCAAGCTTTGAAGTGGGAACAGGTTTCAATCGCCGAATCGTGGAATACTATAACCGGGTCGCTGACGTGGGAAACCGCGTTAGTCGTGGCATAAGGAGAAAACATGACAAATCCAACGAGCAATTTCGGGTGGCAAATGCCAACGCCGACGGACTTGGTAACCGATTTACCAGCTGATTTTGAAGTTTTTGGTCAGGCGGTCGATACGTCGATGGCTGATCTTAAGGGCGGAACGACTGGTCAAATTCTGTCAAAGGCTACAAATGCCGACATGGATTTCACATGGATAACTAATGACATCGGCGATATTACAGCCGTGAACGTGACTTCACCGATTACCGGTGGCGGTACTTCGGGCGCTGTAACTATTGGTGTGGACGCAGCTACTACAAGCGCCGCAGGAGTCGTACAGCTCAGCGATTCGACTTCGACAACGTCGAGCGTTCTAGCAGCTACACCGACAGCCGTTAAAGCGGCTTACGATAAGGCGTCAACAGCTGCAACGACATCGGTTGCTGGAATTGTTCAGTTATCAGATTCGACTTCGACTACTTCGAGCGTTTTGGCTTCGACTCCAACAGCTACAAAATCAGCTTACGATCTCGCTAATGCGGCGATCGCTAAATCAACCGTCACAACAGCGGGCGACATAATTTATCGTAACGCGACCGTTCCAACACGTCTAGGAATTGGTACAGCTGGTCAAATTCTCACAGTCAACAGCGGCGCAACAGCTCCAGAGTGGGCGACTCCAGCGTCAAGCGGCGGCATGACATTACTTAGCACTACCACCTTAACTGGTACAAGTAACTCAATTTCCGTTTCGGCTTCGGCTTACAAAGATTTAAAGATTTACATTTACGGTTGTAACAATGGCACGGATTACGATCTTTACGTTCGTCTTAATTCACTTTCGACAACAAGCTACTGGCAAAGTTATCGAGGCGTTCATGGCGCTTCGACAGCTGTAAACCTAACAGCGAGCCGAAATGCTATTTATTTAAACGGTTATGGAGCGTACGCTTTAAAATCTGGTAACACGGATAATTCGTTTAATATGACAATCGCCGACTGTAACTCAGCACAGAAAAAAATTGTTTCAACTTTTGGCGCTTACATGGCGGCAGACCCTGGTACTTCACAATTAGCGTTCGCTTCGGTCGATAGCGCTCTCACCAGTTCCGCGGTTACGAACGTTACAGTTATAGCTTCTACATCTTTTACAGCTGGCACATGCCAGATTTATGGAGTGAAATAATGACTAATCCAATGATCCGAATCCATGACGTCGAAGCTGACGAAATTATCGACCGCGAAATGACAGCGGACGAATTCAAACAACATAAAGCCGACCTTGCCGAATTAGCTAAAGCGAAAACAGAATTCGCCGCCGCGACAACAGCTAAAGAAGCGCTACTGACTAAACTCGGAATCACAGCCGACGAAGCGGCTTTATTGCTGTCATGAAACTAACCAGCTATAACGGCTGGGAAGCTTCGGCTAAACCTGAGTCGATCCATATCAAGTCTTACGCGATACCGGGGACGAGTTTAAAGATTCGTTGCGCCGAAGCTGTCGCACCTTTGATCGTGGAATTCTGCAAAGAGTTTAACGAGCTAATCGAGCCGCTAGACGGCGGACAGCTTGACGACTGGGGATTCGCATTTCGTAACGTTCGCGGGTCAACGGATCGCTTATCAAATCACGCGTCGGGAACAGCTATCGATTTAAACGCTACTAAGCACGTTCTCGGAAAGATTGGAACGTTTCCAGCTGAGAAAGTTCCAATGATTCGCGCACTAGCTAAAAAATACGGTTTATTCTGGGGCGGCGATTACAAAAATCGCCCGGACGAAATGCATTTTGAAATTAACGTGAGCCCAAAAAAAGTCCGAGAGCTAATCGAAGCTCTGGGGTTAGGAGAAAAGTAATGAAAGAGCTAAAGGCTATGGCTGCTAGTTATGGACGATCAGCGCTCGCGGGAGCGTTAGCCGTTTACATGACAGGCGAAACCGATCCCAAGAAATTGGCTTACGGTTTTCTCGCTGGCGTCGTTCCGCTACTAATGCGTTACCTGAATCCTAAGGACGTTACGTTCGGCGCTAAAACAGGTGAACAGTAACGATTGGGCTGCTATGGGCGTGGCTATGGTCACGCTCTTAGTGGCATTTATGACGGGTATTAGACACTTAGTTAAATATTATTTAAGCGAGCTTAAACCCAATTCTGGGTCAAGCGTCAAGGATCAGGTTTCGCGCCTTGAAAAGCGGGTTGACGAAATTTACAGTTTGCTCTTAAGCAATTCGACACGCCGTTAAATAGGCGTAAGGCTTGTAATTGTCAGACATTTAGTTCACCCTATAACTAGGGAGCGAATACGTCGCACCCGGAATCGGGAGCTAACATGTTTACAGTATTGGAATTGGCGGGAGCTGTATTTCTCGCAAGTATTGGCTGGTTTCTAGTCGGCTGGACTATCGGGTTTAAAGAGGGCGTGAAAGACGGTTTTAACCGTGGGCGAGCTGCTGGACTTCGTGCCGCTGCTGATCGCGTTAGAAGCTTCTAATGGCGATCCCACTAGAGGGCTACGAGTCCGTAGCTGAGCGAATTGAAAAGTTCTGGGCTAAATATCCAAACGGTCGAATCGACGTTAATATCGTATTTCAGGACGGGACTCGATACATAGTCCAGACTGATATTTACAAAGAGGTAACCGACCAGTTACCTTTTGCGACAGATTTTGCCGAGGAAATCAGATCGAACGCTAATCGCTTTCCATTAGAAAACGGATCAACCTCAGCAATAGGTCGAGCCTTACATACTGGTGGCTTAAGCAAGTTTAGCGAGAATCAAAATCGCCCATCGTTTGAGGAAATGAAGCGGGTCGAACGTCCAATCGCCACGCCAGTAGCAGCACCTAGCGAAGCTTTACCTAACGGCTCTTATGATCCTTGGGACATGACTAAAGCTGTTGCCGAAATTGGTGGAATTCTGACGGGGCGATCCTGCGCTCATGGCGTAATGATTCGTAAAGAGGGAGTCGGTAAAACTGGCAAGCCTTATAAGGGCTGGGTTTGCCCGGACAATAACCGGACGTGTGCGACATGGGAATAAACAAAATCACGCTTACACGGGACGAGGAAGTTCAAGCCGCAGCCGCAGCTTTTGTTTGTGAGTTTCGTGGCGAGGAAAACTTTTACTTTCATGATCAAGCCATGCGCGGCAACATACACGACTCGATAAAGCGTACAGCTGAGGCGTTCGGAGCTGAGATAGCAGCTGCTAGATTCTTTGGAATTGCTGACTTCAAGATTGAGTTAGACAAGTTCAAAATTCGAGCAGACATAGGCAACAGGATCGAAATCAAACATACGCGATGGCTAGACGGGCATTTGATATTAAACCCTAGAGATCGAGCCGACGATCTAGCCGTTTTAGTCGTAGGCGAATCACCGACTTATTACGTCAAAGGCTGGATTCCAATTAAGGCAGCTAAAACATCTAGGTTTAAGCATGATAAAACGGAATCCTGGTGGGTTAGCCAACACAATCTAAACTCAATGGAGAATCTAAAGGAGTCAAACTATGGACAAATTGAAATTTGAGTGTCGGCGCTGTAAGCGCGAAACGTTACAGGTAGAACGAATCGTGACGGACTTACTTCCGCCGGGCGTTAAGACTCTCGAGTGTACGGTTTGCGGGACTATGGGCGTGTGCCTAGTGGGGAATGATAATGCCTAATTTACATATTAAGTGCGGCTGCGAAACAGCACCGGACATTAAAGTAATGGTGCTAACAGGAGTCGTTCCTATTGCGCAAATCATTTGCCAGAATTGCGACTTTAGTTACGTTTCGGTCGGCGGTGAAGTAGTCAATGCCTAGTTACTTGTATCGCTGCGACCAATGCGGCGGCGAGCTTGAGATGAACCACTCGATACCAAGTAACGGCGATCTATCGCCCCTATGTTGTAGTTATCCAATGATAAGAGTCTTTAGTGCGCCAGCCATAATCTTTCGGGGTACTGGCTGGGGAAAGGATAAGAAATGAGCAATCCAGAAATGAGAACGATTCTTAAAGATTTACGCGAGGTCATAGCTAAAGAGATCGAGAATCACTTTATGCCGATCCATGTTTGCCGGACATGCGACAACTTAGCCGAGGGTGCGTTAGTCGAACGAATCTTGGCAGCTATACGAGATGAGGACTAATGCCATTTGCTAATCAGTATTACCGGATCAGCTTACGAAGCCAAGTTATGAGCTGCTGTAATGAAATTCAATTCATCTATAATTGCCGAAAATGCGGCGAGAATATGGGTTGCTACTTCTGCTCATTTAACTACGATGAAGCTCATGAGTGCGATGAATAGTTATCCACAGATTAAGAAAGTTATCCCCAGCCTGTGGGAATCGCCCAAGAATACGCTCAGACTTGCGCGGTATTTGACTAGGCGGGTACGATCAACTCTCTCGACGAGAGCCGGGCGACCGGTGAGCTCGCGGAGAGCCTCACTAACGGGCGCACTATGTTTAGCGCTGGCTATACCGAGTCCTACATGGGCTAGTTCTGTAACAT